GGAGGGGATCGCTCCCACTAGGGTTGGTTTGCGCTCCAGGAACCCCGCCTGCACTTAACCTGACGTTGAGTCCGGGCTACCAATACATGCCACTGGTTTCGCGTAGGACCAGATTCAGCCACCCATCCGTTACGGCTTTATGATGGGTCCGGTTTTAAGCCTCAGTGCGAGTCTAGACATCCAATGTACTCCCAGCTATGGTCGAACTTATTGGTGCGACAACCGTACGGTGATCTTACAATCGCCTTGCCCGTATGTTACAGTCATTACATCTGTAACCGCGTGGACGCATGCGTGCTTTCGTAAGCCTGGTCGTCTCGCCCCTTCACTGTAGTCAAGCAAGAGGTGCTGCGCAGGAACCCTTATATGAGCCCCTAGTATCACACCATTGACACATCCAACTAGGGCAGTGGGCCCAATTCGGCGCCCCACCCGACACCCGCCGCGTGATTGCTAACGCCCCGGGACTGTGATCCAGCGGAGTCAAAGCGCACTGCAATGACCCGGCCTTCACACCGGCCACCCGTCCTCGTTGGTTCAGATGAGAGAAGGTTGGCGCCCTCTCCATCCTAGCAACCCTGTGGCTCGTCCACTCCCGACGCGCGTCCTACACGCCCCCCCGGGTCACTCATGCGGTGCCCGCATCTCCGGCTCTATCCGAGCCCCTGCAGCTCCGGACTCTCACCAACCCAAATGGTGGAACTCTCTATTCCAGAAGGTCACCGGCTCCTGAGGTTCCCACTTCCCAAGCGAAGGGAAGCCACGGGAAAGGACGCTCTCCATGGCCTTCTGCTCCTCAGGGCTAACCCCGAAGGCACGTTCAAAGCTCCGCCGAGTTGAGTCGGCAATGTCCGTCACAACTGGTTTGTTCAACCCTCCAAGTGGCACGCCCAAAATCTCATAGTCCCTATAAAGATGGGCCTTTATGAAACTCCGCGAACCGCACATTCGCCACAAGGTATGGGACCAAGTCTCCAGCAAGGGCAAACCCCTAGCCAGGAAATTTTCACAGTAGGCGACACCTGCTAGCCACTGAGGCGCGAACCGTAGATCATGCATGTGGGCATGGGAACAAGAACCCTGGGAGATAACCTTGTTCCACTCCCGCACCATGGTCCACCTGCCTTGGACTAACACCGGAGCCGACTGTCCGAACCTGATACCTTCAATCACAACGACTGGACGTTCAAGGACCATCTCATGTCCTGAAATCTTGAGGGCACGGGCAGCGAAACACCCAACCACGCGAGCAGCATCACGCTCATCCAGGAAAATCAACGCATTGTCACCATCGACCAACGATGAATAGCGGACACCAAGTCCGCGCATCACCCCGTCGATGACAGCTGTCATGATCAAAGAATTGCCCATGCCAGTGTTGAAATCCCCGGAGGCGCGACCACCCTCACGCTCGAATCGCACACCCCCAGAAGTGACCCCAAAATTACGCAGTTGGTACCTCAAGAGTTTCATCAGTCCAGACTCGCGGCCGCCATAAGCCGTCTGGTAGACCTGATGCTCCTCCCTCAACTGCCAAACATCCACGTGTGCCTCGAAGGCCTTTCCATCCACCTCAAAGCAAATGGGCCGCTCGAATTGTTCCCATTTGCGGACTATGAGGTTTGCGCGTTGTCCGGGCGACAAACCTTTAGCAACCACACGCATCTTCGGCACCCCGAGTGAGCCCACTTCCTGCAGATTCCTCCACAGCCAGTGCTCAAAGGGCTTAAGCCAAGACGCCAGCTCCAAGTTGTACCTAGGGTCCCTTGGAAAGATCATTCTAGGTTTCGGGGGCTTGGAACTGACATTGCATTTCTCAGCTTTCAAGAAGGCTCTCAGCATGACATCTCGAGCAGTTATCGGCCCATCACGCATCAACGAGTCTTCCGCCTCAAGGTACCTACGGCGCAACGCACCCTTATAAGATAACGCCGTTGTGTGCAGGTCCCATCTTTCCGCACCATATCGTCTAACCACCATCCGGATCCTCCTAAAAGCATCCAGGACAGGTGCCCTATTAGACTCAGCTGCGACGGGTGTGGGACCCAGAGATCTCTTCAAAAGGGCAGAGACCTCATTGTGGTTGCAGTTGGCGTGGACCTGGGGCCTCCATAGCCCCGGCAATGGGGGAGTCCACGCACTGTACATCTTACGAGCTCGCTTTGGATCATCAGCCAAGTCAGCCTTCAAGTCTAACCGGGCACCCTCCCTGAGCGGGAGCGAGGTATAACCCTCGCAGATGCCATAGAAGCAGACCTGGCTGTCCTAAGCCGAGCTCGTTTTCCACCACGACTTGCCGAGAGATTCGCCTGAAGTTAAGCTCGAAGCCCAACCGCCGAACCAATCGCCAAGTCTCATCCGCCATGGGGAGGCCTCTGCCGATTGTACGCTGCCAGAAAGACTGTCCAAAACCCTGGAAGCAGCGTGTTCCGGCGCCAAAGTAGAACACGCTAGGGCTATGCTGGCCGGGACAAATTCCGCGACATCAACATCAACAATCTTTCTGCTTTTAGCCCACTCCAACGCACGCAAACGAAGCGTAAGAAGGAGTGACTTGTCACGCTCTCGAAAGAGCGCCAGCGTGCTGAGGCGGGCTACCAACTCAGGATAAAAGGAAATCAGCCCGAGTTCCTTATCCACAAGTTGAATAAATGGTGTGACCTCCAACTTCACACCATTTTTCACCTCCTCAGCTGACAGAGGTTTATGTTGAGCTGTTCCCCCCCCAAGGAACTTCGCCCCGCCGCGGATAAGCCGCATCATCGCCTTAACCGAATGGTCACCATCAATGAGGAGGTCTGGACTCCACCGCCCATTGATAATGGCCTTAAGGATAGAGGGCGCGATGCCGACCGAATTCAACAAATTCGGCCACTTAGCCCGCCGCCGGAGCCTGCACACCCTGTGCTCGGTACCCCACCTGATACCGGTCTTGG